CTAAATAAGAAAAGATGGTAGTTTTAGTAGTGTTTGGAAACCGCCCTTGCCAGTTGCCTAAATTAGCCCAATTTTCAACCTCAGATTTTTTAAAAAACCTTCCTGCCCTTGCATCACAAAAAGGTCTGGAAGTATCTATTCGAGTTCCGACGTAGGTGTAAAACTGAAGGTTAAGATCATCACTAACGACTTGGTTGTATTCCCGACTAAAAACCATCACAGCATCGTTTGTCGTTTGTTTGACATATCTTTCCAAGTAAGCTTTTTGCTCAGGCGTTCCCTTTATAAACTCCCTTAAAACTTTTTGCAGATTGGTCCGATTGGTATTTCCTGCAATGTTTTCTTTCAATACTTGAGTAATGGCATTATCAAAGTTAGACCTGATTTCAGCACCTAAAAGAAGGTCTGAGGTCGTTTGGATGTTACTTTCAAGTATCTGTTTATAAAGTTCAGATTTAGCGGAATAGCCATCGATTAAAGCTGAATAGTAACTATCTGAAAGTTTTTTAATTTCTTTGAAGCCAGTTAATACTTCTTTGACCGCTAATTGATAAGCAGTATTATTGACAATTGTATCAGCAATTTGGGTTTTTAGCTTTCTGAGTTTTTGCAGGTTTGCGACTCTTTCTTTGGCATCAAATGTAAACTCATTAGAAATTTCAATAACCTGGTCGGATAGGTCTTTGAAAATGGTTGGTAGTTTTCCATCCATGTCATTAATCAACTTATCTTGTAAGTCTTGAATGGATTTGATAATTGCTAATTGTTCATCTGAAAGCATTTGGCAAAAGTAAAAAATAACCAGTGAAAAAATATTTTCATTATTTTATTATAAAAGTTTGCAGATATAAAAAAAGGTTGTACTTTTGACCCAACAAATAAAAACAACAAAAAAATGACAACTTTCACCGCAGAAAACGCAACATACACAACTACAAATGTTCAAGTAAAAGGAAATACTTTTGCAATTTTGGTTGTAACAGGAGCATTTAATTATGTATCAGTTCGAAAAGTTACAAATAATCCTTTTGGAACTTTAGGTAAAGAGTTTAAAAACTTTGCAGAAGCAACAAGCCATTACAAAAGTCCTGAAATGCAAATAGCTTTACTTAAAGTTGAACTTGGGATTTTATAAAAATAATCTAAGCCCTACGGGGCTTTTTTTATTCCCCTTCTTTTTTAACCGGATTACTTTCAATCCGGTTTCTTTTTTTAATCATGTCCCAGAATCCAGTAATAAACTGACCTAAAACGTAAATCAGGATAGTATCTGAAGTATCAATCTTTTCAAACTTATAAAGCCAACCAACGCCAATAAGAAGCCCACCTGTAAAGATTATTACAGCGACAAATGAAAACAGTTCCATCCATCTTTGAAAACTCATTATAACCCGGGAATTATCCGTTTAGCAGCTTCTCCAAAAACCTGACCTAATATTCTCCAACCTTTACCCTTTTCGCCTGGTAGCTTTGAAAGAGAATCCATTTTTGAATGCAGCCTTTGAAAATCCATGTTCAAATAGTATTCGGTAGTCCTTTGGTCTTGCTGAATGCTTAAGCACAAATTGACCAAGGAATCATTTTCTGCATAAAGCTTAGTAATTTCCAGATCCTGCAATTTGGATTTTTGCTCAATCGAATCTAACCTGCTATCGGTATTTCCGAGGTCAGCTTTTGGACCATTACACGAAAAAGCAATCAGGAATAAAAACAGATATTTTACCATTTTAAAAATTGTTTGATTTTAGAAATAAAATTTTGCCAAAAGGATTTTTTACGATTTTGAACCGCTTCTTTTTTAAGCACAGGAATCACAATATTATCCCATTCAGGCTTTTTAACGTCTCTTATTCTTTTGTAAGCATCTGCCAGTAAAAGCACAATTCTGCCAAAGATTAGGAAAGCGGCTCCATGAATTAGTAGCCAGTTTTCGGAGTTGGTTAGTATTGAAGCAATGCCAACTGTTGAAATGTCGGAAATAAACTTGTAGGAATCCTCTTTAAGCTTACAAGCGAATTGAAAAAATGTTTCTTTCATTACTTTGACCAAATAACTTTTGAAGGTAAGGAAGGATCAGAATCGCAATGAATCCAGGTTTTATAAATTCCCAATCGGGTAAAACCAACCTGCATTAAAGCTGTTAGAATCTTATAACCATTGGACCCACCAGAATAAGCAATGTCGGCAGCAAAACCCTTCGTATGGGCTGAATTAGGTTCACCACCAACCTTTTTGTTATGGGCTTCAGTACGATAGCCAGAATTGATTTTAAAAGGTATTCCAGCAATTGCTCTGGCTTTATCCAACCTTTCAAGAAAGTCAGGATTCATTTTTGAGCCACTGCCTAATTGATCGGGTGAATCAAATTCTGACAGTTTAAAGTTCTCTAATTCCATTTCGCAAATTAAACGACAAAAAAATTAAATTTTATCAATTATTTGTCGGTCTGAAAATCAATAAGTTATAATTTATTTTAAAAATATTTTAATTATTTTATTAAATATGTTTGCAGAATTAAAAAGTAGTATTACCTTTGTCTCAACAAAAACAAAAAGACAAATGAAAACTTTCAAATTAACATTCAAAAACACTTCCGCAAAAATTGACTTTGTTTTAATTGATGCAGAAAATGAAGGAGTTGCAATTGATATTTTTATAGCAAATGCATCATCAGAAAGCATGATTTCAATTGATAATGTAACGGGCCAATTTGTGGATTTTAACTCTTAATCCAATGCCTAAAGGAATACCAAAGTCCGGAACACGCAAAGCAGGGGCTGGCAGAAAGTCAGGCCCCGAAACGACTACCATAAGCTTTCGAGTTCCAACAATTGAAAAGGAACGACTTAAAATTCTTATTGGTAATTTGATTGAGAATTATTTGGATCAAAAATGGACTGGTGAAGTTTTGATTAAAAAGGAATAAAGATTTAAGTAAACGGTAAAAAGTTGAAAGGCCATTTCTTTTAGATTTGGCTTTTTTTATTTTAACTATTTGAATTATCAAATTCTTATATTTGCAAAACAAATTTTTAAAGCCATGCCATTAAAACAAGGATATTCAGCTAAAACAGTTAGCAAAAATATTAAGACTGAAATGAAGTCTGGGGTTAAAAGAGACCAAGCAGTTGCAATTGCTTTAAGTGTAGCCCAAAAGGCAAAAAAGAAAAAGCCTAAAAAATAATGGCCGAAAAGAAGTTCAAAAAGACAATCGATGGCAAGACCGTAAAGTTTGGTGCAAAAGGCTATTCTATTGCTCCCGGTACTGCCAAAGGTGATTCCTATTGTGCAAGGTCGGCAGGAATTAAGAAATGCAATAATCCACCATGCGCCAACGACCTAAGCCGGCAAGCTTGGGGCTGTAAAGGTAAAAAGTCAGTTAAATCAAAAGCAGTAAAATTTAAAAGAACATAAAAATGAAACCAGGATTATACGCTAACATAAACGCAAAGAAGAAACGCATTGCAGCAGGTTCAGATGAAAAAATGAATCGGGTTGGCTCTAAGGCTGCACCTTCAGCAAAGGACTTTAAGGCGGCTGCAAAAACGGCTAAGAAGCCAGCTAAAAAGAAATAGTCAATTATAAATATTTACCATGAAAATGGAGGCACTTAAATTTAAAATGTATGTCGGTTCAAACCGTTAAAATCAGTGAAGTAAAATCGAATCCAAATAACCCTCGATTAATAAAAAACGATAAGTTTGAAAAGCTTGTCCAGTCATTAAAAGACTTTCCAGAAATGGCAAAGGTTCGTCCGATTGTAGTTAATCAGGACTTTGTTGTTTTAGGGGGTAATATGAGGCTCAAGGCGATGAAAGAAGCCGGATGGAAAGAAGTACCAATTGAAGTTGTTGATTGGTCTGAGGATAAGCAAAGGGAGTTTATTATTAAGGATAATGTCGGTTTTGGCGAATGGGAGTCGGATATACTTGCAAATGAATGGGATGCTGATGATTTGGAAAAATGGGGTTTGGATGTGCCTAATTGGTCTGCTGGTTCTGATCTAAACGGAATGAATGAGGATGATTTGGATTTGAATGAGGAGTTTGATCCCAAAGGACTAGCAAAAGACCTGCATAAGATTGTTTTTATTTTTGATAATGAAACAGGCTCTAAAGATTGGATTGAAAAAAACTTTCCAGGGATTGACCTAAAAAAATGCAATGGTATTTATCAAATAAACCTTTCAAGTACGTATGGAATTTAAAAATAAATTTCCTGTGTATATTGTTTCAAAAGGTAGGTATGAAAAAACATTTACAGCCGATATTTTTGAAAAGGCTGGTGTCAATTATTTAATAGCAGTTGAGCCAAAAGAATCAGAATTGTATATAAAAAAACTTGGACCTGAAAAAGTTTTAGTCTTGCCTTTTTCAAATCTTGGTTTAGGAAGCTTTCCGGCAAGAAACTATTGCTGGCAACACGCAAAGCAAAATGGATTTCAATACTACTGGTGTTTTGATGATAATATTACCAGATTCCTAAAATGGGTAAATGGTAAAAGGCAAAAATGGATTGAACTATTAATCGCTTTAAAATATGTTGAAAGCCATGTCCTTAAAAATAATATTGATATTGGAGGATTTGAGGAACAAACATTTGTTGTAAAACCACCAAATACGCCATTTAAAGAAAACTGCCATGTTTATTCAGCAATGTTAATAAAAACAGCTTTGCCTTATAGGTGGAGGTTAAAATACAATGAGGATGTAGATTTATGTTTGCAGGTTCTACATAATGGCGGTACAACCACAAGTTGTGTTTACTACGTTATGGATAAGGTGAGCACGGCAAATAAGATGAAAGGAGGCAATCAAGATGAACTTTACAGAGGTAACGACCCCAAAAAGAAACTACTGAAAGCCAAGATGCTAGAGGCTCAATGGCCGCAATACGCTAAAACAGTAATTCGGTTTAATAGGATTCATCATTTGATTGACTGGAAGCAATTTAAAAGAAAGTAATTTATATTTAATTTTCTTGCAATTAAAAGAAGTATATATTTGTCCCAACAAAACAGCAACAAAATGGAAAATCAAATATTTCAGTCTTTAAATCAGCATATTATAGAATACTATCAAAATGGTAAATTTATAGGAGTTGAAACTTTTAATGGTACAATTGACCAATCAGAGGTTGGATATTCAAATGCTAAGTTTGTAAAAAACGAAAAAAAGAAATTCAAGCGTATTTTTGTAGCCACAAATGAAAGTCCTTTTAAGATTGTAAAGTATAATTTGCAAGGCAGAATGAACAAATAAATAGGGTAAAAACAGGGAAAATGAGGGGAGTTCCACCAGAACATACTAAATTCAAAAAAGGCACCACAGGGAACCCTAAAGGCCGACCCAAAAAGATACCTGAACTTCGGGAGTTATTGGCCAATGTTTTGGGTGATGAAAAGGACGGCAAAAGTGCTGCTGAAGCCATTTTAATGGCATTACGCAACAAAGCTATTAAAGGCGATGTTCGGGCTGCTGAGTTGCTATTGGATAGGGCTTATGGTAAGGTCAAAGATATTGACAATAGGCCAAATGATTTAGTAATTACCATTTCAGGACCAACTCCCGAATAATATCAGTTATACTAATTTGTTCCCGAAAGAAATTAGCACATGAATTATAATTTTAATAAAACATGGTGGCTCCGCTGGTATTGGCCCTATATTGAAACCCTTTACACCAAAGAAGGCCATTATGGAACCAGACAAAGCGCAAAGTCTCATAACATTGCCAGAAAGCTAATTTACCACAGTTTTCGGCCATATCAGTTCAATGTCATTCATTCCCGAAAGGTCTATTCGGATATTGAGGGTTCGACCTTTGCGATTCTAAACAACCTGATTCAAAAGCATTTTAAAAATGATTTTATTGTCAGGAAAAACCATTTTGAGATAATCAATAAGCATACTGGCAATTGGTTCAGAGGTCTTGGAATGGATAAGGCAGAAAAAGGGAAAGGAGTTGAAGGCGCAAATATTGCATGGCTAAACGAAGCCAATCAATTTACAAGAGAGGACATGGATTATATTGATACAACCCTTAGAGGCGAATCGGGCGTTAAGATCAGTTTGATAATGGACTGGAATCCAGAATCAATTAATCACTGGCTTAAAAAAGAAGTTGATGAAAACAAAAACCAACCCGACTACCTCTTCCACAAATCAACTTTTTGGGATAATTATACAATTGATCGGGAAGCTTTACATGAAAGACTTTTAAGGATAAAAACGCATGGCATTGAAGGCGAAAGACGATATAAGGTTTGGGCTTTGGGCGATTGGGGAATTGAAGGAATTGATAGAACTTTTGCTTATGCCTTTGACGAATCTAAGCACGTTTACAAAGGTTCTATTCCAGTTTCCAAAGATCATGACTTGGTTTTATCATTTGACTTTAACGTAACCAATACTTGCGGTGTTTACCAGTTTTCAAAGAATGCACCTGGTCAATTGTATTATGGAACGGTCAATAAAATCAAAACCTATCGAATTGGCGATTTAAAGGTGCTTTGCGAAACAATCAAAGCAGAATATCCAAAAGCCAATTTCATTGTTACAGGCGACGCTTCAGGACAAAACAGAAGTGCTTTTACCTCAGATAACATTTCAGCTTATACCCAAATCAAAGCACAATTAAAACTTACTGATTTTCAGTTAAGGGTTCCAAGTGCAAACCCTTCTCACATTCAATCAAAAATAGTTACCAATCTGGTTTTGCAGCATTGTAAAATAAATATTTCAGACCAAAACGACCTGACAATTGAGGATTTAAAACAGGCGCAAGTTGATGGAAACGGTTCTTTGGATCCTTGGAAAACAAAAAATCCAAACCTATCTCACAGTCTGGATGAAACAAGATATTTTTTTAATACTTTTTTTGGCGAAATTGCGGCCTTTGTAGAATTGTAAAATTATGAGTTGTAATAATTGCGGATCTTGTTTTCAAATTTGTAATCCTTTTCAGGCTTGCTTTTCAGAAATGATTGTAAGCATTCCGGTAGCATTGACTGATACTGATTATATCATTTCAATTGCCAACGGTCAGGGAGTTGCATTTAAACAGGCCGTTGAAGTTGTTGATGGATTGGCAACAATTGATTTACCCCTATTCCCAGATGGCTTTTTTAGTCCCTATGGCGGTCCTTATACGCTGCAATTTTTTGATGTTATAACAGGCGAGTTACTTAATTTTGTTGCAACCAACGGAATTAGTTATACTTGCATCGAATTTGAATTTCAGAATGGTTCTGAGGTCGATTCGATAACAATTTCAGCATAACAAAATGAACAAAAAGGTAATTGATATAATTTCATTATTCCTTGTAATTCTGTTTTTTGTAATTACAATTTGGGCTTTGACTGGATGCCAAAAAAAGCAGACAATCATTGAATACAAAGTCGCAATGATTGAAAAGCCAAATACTTTTGCTTGTAAATATACCCTGACTGCCAAAGGTCGGGAGCCAATTACAATGTTTGATATTTGCGGAAAGTTTAAGTCTGGTGATGTTGTTTTAAGGGTAATTGAGTAATGCATTTCAAGGGCGAAACAGTTAAATTCAGGCGTTCTTCCGGTGTGATTTGTTCGGGCGTTATCAAAAAAATTGAAGGCGAACAATTGACAATTAGTGGGAAATGTGGCCAATATAGAATTCATGAATCACAAGTAATCAATAAGTAATGGGGTGCAATTGCGGATCAAAAAAGAAACCAAAACCAGTTGTTAAAAAACCAGTTAAGAAATGAGTTTAGCAAACGAATTACGAATCGGAAATTGGGTTGAAATCCTTGGAAACTCTAAGCGATTAGATTTTTTCACAACTATTCAACCAAGTAGCTTTTCGGTCAATATTGACAAGACCTATGGACCTATTCCTTTGGATGAGGATTGGCTACAAAAGTTTGGGTTTCAATTGTATGATTATCTTGCAAATGATGAAATGTCGGATAATCCCGATTTCATTTATTTATCATATAAAATGGAATTAGAGGGAAAAAGATATTATTACTCAATCACCAATACAGAATTTCACGATTGGGAATTTTGCCAAAAGGTTGAATGGGCTGAAGAAATGTTAATCGCTTCTTGTCAATATGTCCACCAACTCCAAAACCTTTATTTTGCATTAACCGGAACCGAATTACAATTCAAAAATGACAAACCTAATTTTTGAAGCCATTTCAACTGCCCTTTTTGCTCAGTTCTTTTGCTATGCCATTATTTGGGTTCCTTACCTTGAATGGTACTCTAATCTTATCAACAAACTACCTGACTACCTTTCTGACCCATTAGGCAATTGTCCTTATTGCATTGCGCCCTGGTTATTTTTAATCTTACATTATGTTCCAATTCCTCAAGAAATCAAAGAAGTCTGTTTCGCCTTTGGCTGGATCTATTTCGCCAATGCCGCTTTCAACAGATTCATCGACAACGACTAAGCCCGTTTATCAGGGCAATTGTGAACCTAAACATTGGGCCTCCATTCAGTTTGCCTTCAAATCAGGCGATAGGAACTTCTTTTGTTGGAATCAGGATATAATGGTCGCATGGGAACGAATGGAAGCCGCTAAGTCAATTTATCGGGAACTGGAATACCATATCAATCCAGGCGTTTTATCACTGCATTTTGAAACTGTTGAAACCCTTTTAAAAAATCCAAAACTTAAAAACGAGGACAAGCTTTTCAAGATTGCTGAAATCAATTCCCGGATGAAGGAATTACAAGGACTTTCAATAGACATCGACACTCAAATCAAACTTGCAACGGTTAAGTTCTTTGATGAATACGAAGACCCTTTTAAATTCGATTATAACTACAATGTTGAAAAGGTAAAGTTTTGGGCTTCAAATTCTGATGTACCAACTTTTTTTTTGAATCTGCCACAAAATCAATATCTAACATCCTCAATCGAATTACAAGAGAATTTGCTGAATACTTTGAAAGCGGTAAGCGTGCTGAACCTAAAAAACATGGAGTTTCATTCTACCTTGATGAACTCGGAAAATATAAGTCTGGATATTCAGAAAGAATTAGATTTGCACAAGGAATTGGAACAGACTTTGAAAGCTTGGTCAGATGTTCCTATTACGAATACTATCTGAAATATTCCTTTTGGATAGCGGCACTCAAAAAGAAGAATAAAAATGCAAATTGAGCACTCTATCGCAAAATAACATTGTAGTCAATTATGTACTCAATGATGACCAGGTAAATAAAGCAAAAACAGGGTTTGACAAACTAACCGATTCTGAAAAGAAAGCGGTTGATGAAACCAGAAAGCTAAACGATCAATTAAAAAAGACTGGTCAGGAAGGGCAAGATTCTGGAAAGAAAACAGAAACCGCACTTTTAAGAGTTACAGGACCAATTCGACAAAATAGTGCTGCTTTATCTGCATTTACATCTCAATTAAAAGTAGCCGGGGAAGTTGCTACAACTGCCGCAAATAAAGCCAGTGCAGGTTTTGCAGGTGTTGAAGCTAAACAGAAAGCCGCAGCAGCCGCAGCAAACGCATTTAGAAATGCCTTAGGATCAATAAGCCCTGAGCCAATAATAAAAGTTAAAGAAGAATCGCAAAATGCTGCTAAGGAGTTAAATGGATTCAGTTCAATTGCAAAGTCAGGGGCTGGTTTGTTGGCTGGATTTTTTGCGGTTGGTTCTTTGGTTGCTTTTAAAGACCGATTAGTTGAAACTACAATCAAATTTGAAGGCTATTCCAAAGCGATTCAATTTGGGTCCGGAAGTGCTGAAAACTTCGCAAAGAATCAACAATTCCTAAACGACCTTATTAATAAATACGGATTAGGGCTTGCATCTACAACTGAGGCCTATAAATCTTTTTTCAATGCTTCCACATTGGCAGGGCAAAGTCAGGCCGAAACCAACAAACAATTTGAAGCGGTTACAAAAGCTGGAACGGTTTTAAAATTAACTACCGATCAAATGCAAGGTGCTTTTTTAGCATTGGGGCAAATGATGTCAAAAGGTACGGTTCAAGCTGAAGAACTAAGAGGGCAATTAGGCGAAAGAATTCCAGGTGCATTTTCCATAATGGCAAAAGCCTTAAATGTAAATGAAAGGCAATTGAATAAGATGTTGGAACAAGGTCAGGTTCTTTCCAGAGATGCTTTGCCAAAGTTTGCGGCTGAACTTGAAAAGACCTTTGGAAAAGATGCTGAAAAGAATTTGAATGGTATGGTGAATAGCCAAAACCGATTCAATAATTCAATAGATCAACTTGTTTTAGCCATTGGAACAAAGTTACAACCGTTTTTACAAGGTGCTTACGATTTAGCGGCTGGAATTGCAACTCAATTGGCTGGAATTGGTCAGGCTGCTAAAAAAGAAACAACCGAAAACATAGCCCTTAAAAAAGCTGAATCCGATATTGCCAAAAAGATTTTAGACGTATCTATTCAGCAGGGAGTTCAAATTGACAGGCGAAGGGCCGCAAGTGAATTGCTTATAGAAATTGACGCAAAAATATTTAATCAGTTAAGTAAAAATGCAGATTTCAGGATTGCAAAAGATGAATTAGGATTAAAAAAGGGCTTAGAAAAACTTGCCATACTTGAAAAAGAAGAAATTATTTTAACTCAAATTGCAGGTGTAGAGATTAAAAATTTAAAAGCAAAAGAGCCATTAACCGATGCTGAACTAAAAGCATTAAAAGCCCAATATGATGCCAGACTTGGACTTCTTGCCCTTGAAAAACAGGAAAGGGAGTTAAGGGGTAAATTAGCAAATGATCCAAATGCTGAATTGACTGCTGAGTTAAAATTCCTTGAAGATAAATTAGCCCTACAAGAACAATTTGCGGCCAAAGGCGTAAAGATTTCACAAACAGAAATAACTATTACCAAAGAGCAACAACAAATTGCTAAAAAAGATTATGAAGCTGCTTTAATGCAGAACTACAAAGACACTACCGATAATGAGGACGCAAAGGAAAAGGCCAGAAAAGCTGCAATGGATAAGACTTTGGAAATGACAAAAGACTATGCCAAATTTAGTAAAGATATTTCTGATAAAAGCACACAGGACGAAATTGATAATATTGAAAAGACCGCAAGAATAAGAAGGGACGCTGAAGAAGCTAGGGCAAAGTATGAAAAGAAAAAAGCTGATGAAAAAAATGATATAATTCAAGCATCATTTGACCTTGCAGTAACAACAACAAACGGGCTTTTTAACCTACAATCGCAATACGCTGCAAACGATATGGAGAGGAAGCAAAAGCAATTTGATCAAGAAATTAAACTGGCAGATGGTAACCAACAAAAAATAGATGAAATTAATCAAAAAAGAACTGCGGCTGAAAAGGAATATAGGGAAAAGGAATTTAGGGCAAATCAGGCGCAAGCTGTGGCAAATGTAATTTTTCAAACTGCGGCAATAGTTGCAAAATGGGCAAGTAATCCAGTGACAGCACCATTGGCAGCATTGACACTTGGTGTACAAGCGGCTCAAATAGGTATTATTATGGCCCAACCAGTTCCGGAATTTGCCGAAGGAACCAAAGGAAAAGCTTTTAAAGGAAAAGCGATAGTTGGTGAAAAGGGAACTGAATTAGTAACGACCCTTTCAGGAAAGCAATATTACACACCTCCGACAGCTACACTGGCCCAATTTGATGAACCAGTACACATTACTCCAAATCACTTACTTGGATTAAATGACAAGTATCTGAGTAGCCAATATTTCAATGCTTCCAGTAAAACCGATTCAAGCGGTATGCAGATAGTAACTGAATTAGGGGAAATCAAAAGGGAATTAAGGTCATTGCCAGTTGCTGCAATTTCCCTGGATGAAAAAGGATTTATGAAAAAGGTAAGAACGCCAAACCGATCAACTACAATTTTAAATAACAGATTTAAAAATTAGATTTTGCTATCTGGTTTTATTTGATTTTCTTGCAAGCTAAAACAAGTATCAAATGGAAGAATCAAAAACAAATAAATGGTGCGATGCCAGTAAATGCGCAAGCCTTTTAATAAACACAATGGAATTAAGAGGCAGGCTAAATATGTATAGGCATTTGCAAGAAATAAATTGCTTAACAGGAAAAGGGAAATATGAATATTATGCAGAAAGTAGATCAAGATTATTTGATTGGAAAGATACCAATTGTCAAAAAATAATGGGCGCAAGGCTTGCCAATCAATTACTTAAAATAGGTATAAAAAGAATGGGGCAATTTGAAATTTACACAAAAGAACAGTTGGTTGAAAAAGGCATAAAAAAATCCTCTATCAATCGAATGTGGATGCACACAGATAAAATGAAAATTAGACTTGGTATTTAGAATACAAAAATTAGTTGCATCTTTGCACAGCTTTAAAAAGCCGATTTGTGTTTTTTCATTTTGTTTAATTTGTTGCAAAAAAGCCAGGATTAATTTTCTGGCTTTTTTGTTTTACTTTTGGGGCAATTATGGCAGGTTGGAAATTCTTTATAAACAATATTCAGGTCAATGAGCCTATTGGATGGGATGCAATAGAATTCACTGCCATACGACTTGAATCGCATGGAATAGATCAACCCTTTTCAACTGAGATAAGTTTTTCTGGAAAACCTGGCAGATACGCCAATGGTGCGAAAATCCTAAAAGAGTATTTTGATAATGGATTTATAAATGATGAAATTCCATTTCAGATAACCAGTAACCAAAAGATAGATGGTTCAACTTATGACTTTCAAGGGATTATTAACATGGCCCTGTACTCCGAGCAAAACACTTGCGATACACAAGGCTGGCAGATAACCGTTGGAATAATTGAAAATAATTTTCAGGAAATTTTTAAATCTAGGTCAGATGTAGATATTGACTTAACTACAAATACTGATTTAGATGGAAATGCCATTGATCCATTAACTGAAAAACAGATTAGATTACACAGGCAAGATTTATACTTACAAGCAAATGGGAAAAACCTTGCAGATAGTTCAACCCACTTATACAATGGCCCATTAGGCGCAATTGCTCAAAGATTTGCAGTAGTTCCTACCTATTGGCAACAAAATGATTTTAAGGACAATTATGGTTCGGTTTTCAACACAAATGCAATCTTTGTAACAAGGGCAAATTGGGAAACAACGCCAATACTTAAAAATAATGGATCGGTAACCAGAACATGGAATTATGAGGTAAAAATTGAATTTGAATTAAGAAATAATACAAGCAATAACATACAAGTTGAATTATACTTTTTAAGATTAGATGGTAATGTTCCAACCACTCTTATACCAAGTTTATATACAATCACTCTTACTTCTTTGCAAGTTGTTAATGTAAATCAAACCTTTACAGGGTCTTTTACCGTTGAAACCGGCAGGACAATTTCATTATTCTTTGGGCAAAATACTTTTAATACTGCAAGCGTTCCAGTTACTGTCAATATTGAAAAAGGCTATACAATAAACTTAAATGAGGTTAATAGTGGCGAATTTGCATCAACTGCCAATTGTTTAACAATTGAGCAATGGTTAAGAAGGGCTATTTATATAATAACCGGAAGTAACAATAAATTACTTTCAGATACTTTTTCCGAATCAGGTGATGGATGTTATTGGAACAGCGCTTTGACCAATGGATTAAGGTTAAGGCAGGCAGATGGTACAAATAATCTAGGGGCTTTAAAAACAAGCTGGCAAAAAGTTTTTGAGGACTTAAATAGAATCTTTTGTTTAGGATGGGGCTTTGAATGGACAGGAACTGAATGGAAAATTAGAGTTGAAAAATTAGAATATTTTTATCAAACTAATATTATTCAAACATTCAATAAAGTAAGTAATATTACCCAAACAGCAAGTGTTGATCTTATTAAAAATTCCATTATATTAGGGTTTACTGAAACTTGGAAAAATATTCAACTAGCTGGTGTTTTTGCAACTCATACAGATAGAAATTACTTTGTTGCTAATCGGGCCATGTCCCAAAATTCAACCGATAAATTAGATTTAAGGTCAGGAATAATTGGCGAAGGCTATGCCATTGAATTTAGTAGAAGGCTTTCTGGAATAACCTTTGGCGGTGCTTCTTCAGATCGACCAAATGATTATGAAACATTTATAATTTGGCTAAACAGAAGCGAGCTTACAATTAATCCAGTTGAAAATTCAAGATACAATTTACCGCAGGAATCTGGATCAGTTACATTTGATCCTGGAGAAATCAGTTGGAATTCCGATTACATAACTTATAGCAGTTTGCCTTTTGGCGGCCTTTATAATATTTTCCACACACCTGCAAGAATTGCATTTAGGTGGTGGAAGTATTTAGGAATGAATACTTTTGGCCTTGCAAATCCAATGCTAAGATTTCAAGTAGGGCAATATCAGACAAATTATATTAGTAACATAGCATCTGCATTTTTAAGCGTTCCAACAGAGCCATGTAGGGAAATTGATGGGGTTTTAGACGAAAATATAAATATAGATCCTCAACTAATGATCTATGACAAAAAATTCTACCTTTTTAAACCAATTGAATTAGAGTTTAGTGTACCTCAAAACCTTTGTTCGTTTATTTCAATGGCAAACAATGGCTTTTTGCAAAACGCTACAAATAAACCAGTGGATCCAAAATCAGGAATTAGTAATTTTAAATTACTTTTGGCAAATAATGTGCCTTATGTAGCTGGATTCTCAGAAGGGTTTTCAGATGGATTTGGTTAAACAATAAATAAAAACTTCAAATAAAATGGCAAATACCAGAGCGCAAAACGCTACATTAATAACAACAAACATTCCTGACAATAACGAAAAGTTAGTTACTCCTTCAAAGGTTCGGGAAGTTGAAAATGCTTTAAATGATTCAGGCGTAAATATCAATGGCGATACTTTTGCGGAAGATGCAGTTTTTGAGTTTAACAACGGCTCAAAGTTAAGGGAAGGGGTTATTCAGCATGGTTTTGGCGGTGGCATTGCTCGAGTTTGTGCAAATGACAAAACAGACCAATGGGAGGATGGAGTTAGATATTTGACTTCAACAACTGGTTCAACTAATACTGTTATTTATGTAGAAAACATGAACGGAACTAATCCTGGCAGCACTGATGACGTTACTCAATCTTATGCAATTGGCTCAAGATGGAAAAATCTGGTTAGTGGGGTTGAATACATTTGTACAGATGATACGGAGGATGGTGCTGTTTGGGTTCCACTTTCTGGAAGTTATGAACCAGTTGCAGCAGATTTGGTGGAATTTAGTGAATTAATTATACAAGATGCAACATTTTCAACTACAGGTAATATTGTAAATTTACATGGTAGATTAAGACCCTCTACAAGTGGCGCACCAACAGGCACTATGAGTGCAAACTTTCCACTTCCAACTGGCTTACGTGCAAAATTGAGCAGCCAGGCTGTAATTACAACGGTACCTTTAAATCTTTTTTCAGCGGCAGATATTACTGCAGCTGCGATTGCTACATCGGAAGTAGATGCAAACTGTTTTATCAGTTTTACAATTGGAGCAAGTCCAGCAGCATTAGGAAGTGACAGTATTATATTTCATTTACAATATGAAACTGATTTTCTTTAAAATCAAACTCAATGAAAAACCTATTATTACTTTTTAGCCTAATCCTGATTTCAATGTCAGGATGCAGGCAAGACCAAAAAACAGAATTGGAAGAAACCAAAGATTCGGTTCAATTTGTTTTTAATGAAAATGACTATTTGATTCCTGACTCTTTAGATTTGGTTACAAAGCCAAACAGATTCGGAAGGGCTGCGGTGGTTGATATTAGTAAGAAAGTTGCAAGGGTTATGTATGTGGTTGAATACGACCTTTATTTGCAGCTTGGAAGCGATTTGCAAAGGTGTAGTACATTTGTAATTGACAACCATAATAAGGCAATGAAACCCTTTGCCGCTGGCACAATTTACACAAAGATAACCAAGATAGTAATTAACACAGTTCCAACGGTTTATACACCAATTACCAATAGTGCGCAAATGCTGGTAAGCTTTACAAACAATACTGTAAATGAACCAAATATTGATGTGAAAGGGTTATTGGTTGCTAAAATATTTGGTGGAATTGCTTGGATAGGTGGAATTAATAGTTCTACTTCAAATTGCTTTGTCGCAGGTCTTTACCCTTATTCAAATGATTATAACCCCTACAATACATCTCATGAAATAGGGCATGTTTACGGTTCAATTCATACTCACGATTGTTGGCGGTTTTTAAATGGTTGGAGGCGATTAGATTCTTGTGCCACTGGATGCGGTCAGACCAATACAAAATTTACCTATAATGGAACTGTTATGAGTTATTGCAACAACAGGGGGACAATTAAAATGCCCCTTGAATTTCATCCGCTTTGCATGGACACAATGAAAAAGCTTTTAGCCAAAAATAGTTCTATTCCGACTGAGGGAAGTCCTGAACCGCCAACCATTACAAGAACAATTGAATATTCTGGCACAACTCATTCGGGAATTCCGAACAACTCAACCGATGGTAATTTAACAACCAGATATTTGACAACCGGACCTTTCAGAGTTCAATTTACTTATTCCGCACCTGTTACAATTACAAATGTGTTTTTAAATTCAGGTTTTCAAGGTGGCAGTCCAAACCAAACTTTAACATTAAAAGTTGATGGAGTAAATGTTTTGTTAAACTTTACGCCAATGATTAATTTTTCCAGGGCAATTAATGTTACTGGAAAAGTCTTTGAATTGACAACAACAGGAACGGGGAATATTAGCAGGGTTTTTGAAATCGGAGTAAAATAAAATTATGGGGCCATTTCCTTTTATTGGATTTAATCAAGCTGAAATTACTGGCTATTTTGGCGATGAATTTACTTATCGAAAAAATCAGTTACAAGATTTAATTGATCTGTTTATAGTTGATTACTTTGTTGGTTTAAAAATATTTGTTGCTGAAAACCAAGTAAAAGAGCAAGTAATAATCAAAAATGCAGCCCCTTATTTTGCAGGATTACAAGTAACATTCCCAAACCCAAGACCTTCAAATACAGGTGCATTTAGCTATTCATTTAGGATCAAAAACAACCAAACCGATTCATCATATTTCAATGTGGTATTAGATGGAACGGATGGTGTTGTTACTTCAAGTTTATCTGACCCTTATCTGGGAGTTGATGAAATCGATTCAGCTATAAACCGACCATTTATAAACGAAGAACTGAAAATAGCCAAAACGCTATCTGTTTACAATCAAAATGGAGCCGCAATATTTCCAGATACTTTTACGTTCAATCAAAGCACTGGCATTGCTGAAAGGCGTTTATTAAGGGCTTACGATTGGTCCTTTAACCAAACAACCAACCAACCTCAAAGGGATGCAATAAGCGATTTAAGAGTTATTCCTAAAACCGTTTTTCAGCTTCGTGAACTTTCTGCAATTGAAAAAGCGATGGTTTCTTTTTTTCTTGAAAAACCGATTAAAGAATCGATTACAAATGATGACTGGAATGATACTAATATTTATTTAACTCCTTTGCCCGAAGGTTGGACTTTTTCTTTTATATCCCATAGTTCGGTACAAAAACAACTTGCAGTTGTAAAAGAGAACCAAATCGCTTTAATTCTTGCAGGCCGAAAAGAATCTGGTCAATGGTATTTTCAAAGGTTTATAGACCCTTTTTATACCACAGGTGCGCTTCCAAATATAGCTGCAATACTAATGGGAACTTTGCCTGCAAGTCCAAACAATGGAAAACTTTATAATCCAGGTTCTTCAATTAATTTTTACGATTATGACCAATGCGAATTTGGAACGGTTGAAAATGAAGAATCGTTTAACCTGACAATTAAGTCAGGCGATTCTTACCAAATTAACATTTTAAACGAATTTATATTTGAGCCTGAAATCGGTCCTGAAAGTTCTCAATTTCCTAGAATTGGAATATTTGACTGCAACGGAACTTACCTACAAGATATTGGAAGTTTAGTAAGTCCTTTTAATAAAACCTTGCAATGGAATATTGCAGCTGATGGATCAGGCGGTTATTATGCGATAACCAGTTTGATGTCAAATATTGATTCATTAAATCTAGATATAATTCTTTATGGTGGAAACGAACAATATTTTGGAATTACTGAATTAATAACAATTCCAAATGCAAGCATTAATACTGGTTCAACCGAATTTGTTTTTGCAAACTCAATTAGAGATTACCTAAATTCACAAGGCTTTACGAGCTATTGGGCTTCCACCGTGATTAGTGGTGGTACTGTCATTCAGTTTTTTACAACAGTTCCAAGCATTCAAGAAAATGGAATAATTGCTTTTACTTCAAATGCCGACCCGATTTCAATAGCTGTTTTTGGGATAACAGCAACCCAATACCAAGCCAGTGTTACAATTCCACCACTGGTTAACAGTAATTACTTTATTGGAATTTTTCAAAGTTATATAGATGAAGGCGATAATTATTCCAGTTTACTGGCAATATCTCAGCCATTGCAATTGGATAATTTTGAAACCTTTACTCAGATTTTGGAATATGGGGCAAGTGAAAATTCAGTAATTGAGGGTTTTGAATATATCAATGGTTGGCTGCAAAAAGTTAGGGTTCCTTTAAATGGGGCAGGCCAAACCGCAAATTCTGAGGAAAGTATTTATCGCAATTCTGATGGTACTTTTCAAATTCCGCAAAATAGTACAGATGAAGTCTTATATTTGCATACTGATTATCTTGACTTAGAAACACAAAGAGCAATGATTTCCACCACGAAACACCCGATTTTTGTTTTAGCAAGTCAGAATTTATCAGTTCAGGGCGATCTTGAAATCACCAACACTCAGGATTTTACCCAAAATTCATCCTTTCGGAAATTGCAGCAAATGCGATTCCAGGCACTTACACAGGGTTACCAGCCCGATAATAACAGCTGCATAAGCTAATATTTAAAAATGAATTTTCTTTCCTGTCCGGTGGATGTTTGTTACACAAACTTTCCATGCGACATTGATCAAAAAGCCAAAATTATAGGTTTGGCTTTGGTCCAAAAACAATATGCCAGCGAAGTAGATAAGACAAGCGGGGAAACCATGCTTGATTCTTTTAACATCATGGCAGTAAATGGCAAAGCGCAATTAATCCTAAACATCAATGGAGAAAAACCATTGCCAGAAACTACCGAATTGCCAGGTAGGGGATTACAAGAGATTAAAGTTGGGTCAAGTTCCCATACTATTAATTTTGACGATTATCAGGGCGTTATTAACATTGATTTTTATAATCAAATCAGAAAGACAAGTCAGAACTATGACCTGTATTTTTTAACACCTGGTCTTATTTGGGATGCAAGTTCCAAGCAAATCACGATGTATGGAAATGCAGTAATTGCTAATGATTTGAAGGCGTTTATTATGTCGCAAGGCAAAATTAAATGGACTGCAAATGGTGATCCTTCTGCAATTGTTACTGAAGAAGATTTGATTGAAGCGTTTTCGGTTCCATTGGTTTATGAGTTTGGTGTTGAATCTTTTGAGGATACTGTTTCTGAAGGCGCAACAATTACTGGAACATGGGGTGCGACATTAAACAAAAGTTTACCATCTGGTACTGTTCCTGATGTGGTTTATTCTTTGACCGAATTTGACCCAACAAATCAAGCAGGACTTGGATTGTTGTTTGACGAACTAACAGGCGAATACGAAATAAACCCAACGGACAACGGGGTTTATTCCTTCGTAGTTGTTGCCTCAAATGAACTTTCTTGCATAACAGGTCAATTGCCAGTAACCATTACAGTAACAGCAGTTTAAAAAAATGATAGAAGTAATTCAGGGTTTATCCAATTTATTGAACAATTCTAAGTATAGGAATGGTCAATCGGAATTTGCAATTGAAATCAGGGAAAAGGCAAAACACCTTAGACCTCATTTTGAAAACAAATACCCTGAATTCCTTTTACAATATCAACATCCAGGGGAAGAGTTATGGATGAAACAACACAGGGCGAATAACTGGCAAAGCCCTACAATTGCAGCTACTGGTCGGGTTCAAACAAGCTGCCAAAAGATTCAACAATCTGATGACTTTTCAATTAAATGGAACGAATCGGAAACGGAAACTGGAATCATTAAGGAAAATGGACTTGAAAAATATTGCAAAGAGGATCTGCCAAAGTTTAAAAACCTAGAGGATTGGACCTTTTCAATTTACCTTAAACAACTTTTTGAAGATGCTAATTCTGTTTTTGTTGTTTTGCCTGATTTGTCAGATTTTATTGAGAATCAAACTCCATTAGATTTTACAAAACCATATCCGCAATTATTTGAATCTGATGATATTATTTATCACAAATCGGATGCACTAATTGTCAAATTGGATGACATGAAAAAAGATGGTTCTAAATGGAATCGGTTTTTATCTGTTACAATGTCTGGAATTGTTTTATCGGTTCAATACATGGCCTACCAAGATGATATTGACGCATTTAAACATTATCCGGTTGCTTATGCTTTCCAAGATTTTCCAGTTACAAAAACAGGGCTAAAAATTGACGAAATAGAAAATGGGGCATTGATTTACGATTCGTTTCTTGCGCCTTGCCTAACCTCTTGGAATAAGGCTTTAATGCGATCTGATGACCTAGAGGCGAATTGGGTAATGCATGCAAACCCTCAGAGATGGAGAATTAAATCCGATGAATGCAAGACCTGCAAAGGACGTGGAACGGTTACCGTTAGAAAAACAAACGAACTAACTCAATGTGATTCCTGCATGGGAACCGGTACAGGTTCTGAAGGTAGTTCATTCAATGAGATTTCAATTTCATTACCAAAGACAAGCGTAACCAGTCCAAATGCGCCTCAGATACCTTTTCCTCCAGCAGGGTACATTAAAAGAGATGATGAGGCAATCAAAAACCTAAAATTAGAAGTAAACGACAAAATCTTTGAAGGATTTCAGGCAATTGGTCTTGAATTGCTTTCAATAGTTCCAACGGCTCAATCTGGAATTGCAAAACAATATGACCGCAAGGAAATAAATACTTTCTTTTATCAGGTTGCAATCATGATTCAGTACGGTTATACGCATACTGCCAAACTGATCTACAACTTAAGATATGCAACTACCATTGACTCTTTGGGAGGTATAAGCGAAGAAAAAAGACTTGCCTCATTACCAGTTGTTACCATTCCATCTGACTTTGATATTCTGACAATGGAAATGTTAGCTGCTAATTTATCGGTTGCTAAAAAGGACAATTACGACCCTATTATAGTTTTCGGTATTGAAAGACAATACACTGAAAAGCTTTTTGGCGAAGATTCTGACGAAGTTAAATTAATGTATGTTGTTAAAAATGTTGATCCTTTGTACGGGCAAACAATGGATCAAAAGATTTTAGCCAAAGATTCAGGCGGTTGCAGTGCAATTGATTTTACGCTTTCTTGCCAGATTTCAGGCTTTGCAAATCAACTTATTGAACAAAATCCAGACTGGCTTAATAAAAAACTACCAGACCAAAGAACTGATTTGGTTAAAATGGCAACTGAAAAGCAAGCTGAGATAAACAAGTCAATTATTCCGATTACGACTGATGTCAGGGCTTTCGCTTAAAATAAGCAGCTAAGAATTTGAGTATTTGAATTTGCAAATACTTTTATTTACTTTTGTTGCATGGTTTTGCCATTCGACAAAATATATTTTATAAGCCTAAACAAATCAAGCGGCCTGAAAAGGCGAAAGTTACTGATTGATCAATTTGATAAGCTGGAAATAGTTGATAGAAATGGAACTAAACCAGAGTGGATAATTGCAGATTCTGGAGTTTTTGTAAATCATGAAATTGATAATAACTACCGAAAAAAGAACCTAAGACGTGGGGCCGTTTCCATTTCGGAAGTTGGTTGTTTTTCAAGTCATAGAAAGGTCTGGCATAAGTTTTTGGAATCTGGTTTAGAAAACTGTTTAATCCTTGAGGACGATGCTTTATTTTCTGATTTATCAATTTTTGAGGCCTGGGATAAAATGCCAGATTGGGATTTTGTAAACTTTGGTTTTATAAGGAATAAGGCCTCAATTCAGGACTCCATTGAAATAGTAAAAAACGAAAACTTTCATGGTCTTTGGTCAGGCTCAGGAATGTGGCTTACCCATGCTTATTGCATAAACCAAAAAGCCTGTAAAATCCTTTTGGAAGAAACCAAAACGCAAACAGGCGGATTAGATTGGCAATTGACAGGCGTACAATCAAAGTTTAAAACTTACGGTTTTATGCCTGGTAAAATTAATCAGCAACCCTTAAAAATTGCACCAACACAAATTCATCATACATCTTAATTTATAAATATATGACTTTAGAAGAAGTAAAGGCAAAGGCACAAAAAGACCCTTTAGCCAAAGTAACGGTTTTCCGAAAACTCGAAAACCCTAAAAACGGAAAAGTAGTCTGGAATACCCGGGAGTTTCTGGCTAAAATGGTTTACAAAAACCTTTCATTGCCATTTGAAAGAAGAAGTTCCGGTTGGAAAAGGGTTTATCTTGAAAAAGCTGGTGAATTTATTCAAAGCAATTTTGAACCTCGATTTGATAAAAATTCTTTGTCTGACCCTGCTTTAATTCAAGCTTTAAAAGATGCTGGATTTGAAAAAGTATCTGAACCAGTTAAATCTTTGGATCCAGTTTTAAGCCCTCAAATGTCGGATGCTGAAATGCTGGAATACCTAAAAAATAAAGGTGCAATTCATGGAAAGGTGAAATTGAAAAATGATGAACCGGAAGCCGAAACATTAGAAACCGAAACTTTAAATCCAGAATAATGAAAATTACCGATTTTTTAAAACGTCAGGCAAAAAGTGCTGGCATTGAAAGTCAAAAGGAATTGACTGAATTTTTGGAAGCCAATAAAGATGCTTTGGCCGGGTTCGATATTCCGGATGTTGCAGTTAATTTCATTGTCGATAACCTTTGGACTTTGGAGGTTGCCAAAACCAAGGACGAACTCAAGAAACACTTTGCAGGCCAAATGTTACCAGGGATTGAACAAGGCGCAATGGAGAGGGCCAAAGCAATGGGAGTAAGTGATTCTAAAATTGCAGAAATCCATGCAGAAACTCAATCCAGTGGAAAAAGGGTAAATCTTTACTTGGAAGCGGCAAATGAAATCCTAAAAGAAGCTGGCAAAAAGCAAAAGGGTAGTGAGGAATTTATGAGGCAAATTCAAGAGGAACAAAACAAAGTCCTTGCCTTAGAAAAATCCAAAGCTGATGAAATCAACTCTTTAAAAAGTAAATACGAATCTCAATTTGAGGATTTGACATGGCAAAATGAAATCGGGAAAGTCAAATGGAATAAAGCTATTCCAGAAGATATTCGATCAATTGCCTTAAAAAATGCAATAAATAAGGAAGTTGAAAAGTCAGGTGGAAAACTTGTTTTTGATGCTGAAAAACGAACCTTTAATATTGTAAACGCAAATGATGCTTCAATGCAAGTTTCTAAAGATGGAAAAATTTTGGATTACCAAACTCTTTTTCCATTAGCTTTGCAAGAACATAAACTTTTGGATATTGAAGTTCCTGGTGGTGCAGGAAATCCAAATCCAGGCAATCCATTTTTTGTACCGCCTACTGGTGGACAAGGCAACGAAACAAAGATTCCAGAATACATTCTGAATTCTTTAGGCAGCGCAAACAAGGCTGTCGATTTTTCCAAATAATAAAAAATGTCAGTAAATTTAGCCTATGTTCAGGCGGCCTTACTTATTTTGGCCTCTGATGATGGCATAACAAATGCTTTGTCTGCAAGGACAAACACAGGAATTTTAGGTGCTTTATTAACACCTGAAAATAGATCATACGCACAGCAATTAAGGCTTGCAAATGATAATGGAACAGGACATATTAGAGAGGTACGGGTTGCTACTAAGCAGCGTTTAACCCTTGCAGATAATCCTGATCTTGAAATGGATGGTTGCGAGTTTGGCGATGAAATGCCATACTTGGAAGAAACCGTAACAATCACACAACAAGCTGCGGCAGGTTTTACAATTTCTGAGGCTCAGATCAGACTTTATCCTGACTTGGTTACAAGGTTGCAAAACATTACTGGGACCAATATCCCTGCTCAAATGGTAATGATTGGTCGTAACCTTCCAGAAGGTCGTCAAATTATTCAGGCAATACGAGAAATCACTTTAAATTTCTCTTTGTCTTACGATTCACTAATCCAAAAAATGAATGTTATTCTATTGAACGACTTCGTTTCTAAGGTTGGTGATTGGAAAGGCGGAACCGCTTCAAAAACATACACCGTTCAAACTGCTGCTGCTTATGCAAGTGGAAATGGAACGGTAGATGCTGGTGAGTTGTTCCGATGGAAGCAAGACCTTCGACAGCAAATGTTGATGGGAACGCCTCACACCATTTCTGGCTTTGGTGCTTTGGATAGAATTGTAGCGCAAAACGCTGAATACTTTGGACAAGGTGCTAATGGTGTTGATTACGGTTCTTTGGTTGCAAACGCAAATCAAATCAGTCGTTATTTCGTAGATCAGAATATTGCTGATGTTTTGGGATCCGAAAATGATGCTTTGATCTTTATGCCTGGTTCTGCCAATTTCCTTCCATACTTACAATATGTTGGTTCATTTGGTAAGATTGGTGTAATGGATAGATTCACAATGCCAATTCCAACAGCTCCCGGGCTTGAGGTAGATGTTAAAATCTTGCCAGTTGAATGTGATGAAATTTACCAGGTTAAATTCGGTCTTCACTTTGAACTTTACATTCCTGAAATGGAGTTGTTCAAGTCAAGCGATTATTTGAGCGGTGTAAATGGAACATTCCAAGCGGTTTTCAATCAGGCCAGTTAGGAAACGCCTTTTCCGATGGTTTTTCGGATGGATTCAGCTAATTGGCCTTAAAAGAAAAAGCCCTGACAAAATCGGGGCTTTTTTCATTATCTGTACACCAAAAATTAACAATTACAAATCTTTCAAAAGTTCTGGATTTTCATAGATGTTGCCATGTACTATGTAGTGATTGCAATCCTTTTTTAACAATTGATTCCAATCCATAGATTCATACTCATCATTTATATGTTTAGACTCCCAATATGTATAACAACAAAAATTGCTATTCCATTTTACAACTCCAGCAGGATCATCTTCAAATGAAACAACATCCCCTTCAAAAATTTCCTTTCCGTTTTTGTCTTTTAGGCCAGTAAATTGTCGAACATATCTTAATGGCAAAAGGCCAAAGTTTGGGATTTCAAGTAAGTTCCAAACTTTTTTTACTATTTCATTTTTGCTGTCAAAACCGAATTCAAACTTTAATTCTCTATTCATAAATATAAGTTTTTCAATCTTTCAAAGTTACTACAACTCCAGTTTTAGATGTTTTGTAAGCAGGGAATACCTCTATTAATTCTCCCGTTTCTTCATCAAGAATAGATGTTTTTTGTTTCAAAGATTTCAGGAAAGTTTCACGATCTTTTCTTTTAGTATCCCACTTTTCAAGTTTGGATTTGATGCTAAAATATATTAAATCATTTGACTTATCAAAATGCCATTTGCTGCCAAGTTCTTTGACTTCCACCCTAGCAGATTTAAAGTCAAATGACTTACCGTATTTTTCAGCCTCTGAAAGCGTTGTTGTTTCAATTGACTCTATCACTTGGTTAAGTGATAAGATCAACGCCTTGCATCTAATGTGAACGTCTAGTGAGTCAATATTGCCAGATTCAACTTGCTCTATTATTTGTTGTGCGAATATTTGAGCCTGACTTTTTGTTTCAGGCCCAAGAAATAAAATTGATTGTGCGGTTTCCATGTTTTTAAATTAAAAAGGTAATGGCTCTAAGTCTTCTTTGTCTGGCACTTGCCAGTCGGAAAGTTTTTGTTGGACTTCGTCAAAGTGCTTAATTTCAGGAGAAAGCATTGTTTGGTATTCTTTTGACTTTTGAATCTTTTGCTTTAAAAAGTCAGGCAACGAATCAAACTTATCTTTGTCAAATTTTTCAAGAGTGAACTCAAAGTTTTTATTGATTTGGTCAGGCATAACAACACCTTTCATAACTGTACTTACAGAAGCAATTTTGTCATAAGTTTTGGAAGGATCCGCTTTGCCTGGTTCATGAATGATTGAAAGCATACAAGGAACTCCAAGAAGCTTAGTAACATCAAAAGCCCTAGCTTCTTCGTCTGTAAATCCTTTGCCCCTCCACGAGGTTAAAAAAGCCCTTAAAGAACTTTTTTCGTGCATTGACAACGTAAACTCCTTACTAATCGCCTGCGGTTGTTCACCCTTCTCAGGGTTAAACACTTTTAGTTCGGTTGGTAATTCCCAAGTAATTCGCACTTTGTTTACGAATTTTTTTACGCCTTGGAACTCTTCTTCAACGGTTCCAATCTGGACCATTGAATAACATCGGGCAAGGTATGTACCTGCCGGGATTGGTTCGTAATTTGAACCGCCTGAATTTGTTGCTGTAATTGCCATTTATTTATTTGTTTTTAAAATTTGAAACTTTTGAAAAAGGGCCGAAGCCCTATTGTTAATCGGATGAATCTACGTTATAAGTATAATTACAAACCTTACAATTCATTTCCCGATAACCTAAATTTTTTGTGTAAAAAATAGTATGAGTACAATTTTTTACAATTTCGGGAGTTTTATCCCATCCATTTTGCCAACCTAAATAAAGCTGCTTTTCAATTTTGACCTGATTGTTATTCATTTCTTTGTTGTTAAAATTTGATAGGACAAAAGTATAATAAATAAATTTACCTTGCAAGTTTTCCAATTAAATAATTAAAAAAAGATCAAAAAAAATAGCCCGAAAAGTTCAGGCTAGTTTAAAACTTTAAAACTAATTTATGGACATCAAGATTTTACAGGCTTCTTTTTGCCTTTTGCATTTGGCCGTTTTTGGGCCTCTGACATAATTTGATTTGCCAGTTTAATATTATATTCATTGTCAAACGGTTTAGGCTTATCATGGCCCGGATCCGTTTCAAACAGATACTTTTTCTTTGACAGACAATAATCTGGAATGTTATATTTCCTTGCAAATTCTGCCCATGTTAATACACTTACTATTTTTTCCGCTTTTGCCATTCCTATTTTTATTTTAGAAAGTTGCAAAGTAGCTTACTTAAAATTACATTCGCAAATTAATGGCAAGATTTTCAATGAAAATTTTAAAACCTGAACGAATAGGAGAATTTAAGCCTTATGAAGGTTCTGAAGATCAATTCCAGATTGCGGCTGCTCAGTACCTGGACTTAAAGGGGCTATTGTGGACACATGCAGCAAACGAAAGAAAGACCAAAACATATACAACCAAAAAAGGTGTTACATTTAGTTTAGAAGGTATTTTTCTAACCAAAAAAGGAGTAAAAAAAGGCGTTCCGGATTGTCTTATTTTTGAACCCCGAAAAGGTTTTGCAGGGTTCTTTATTGAATTGAAATGCGGTAAAAATAAACCAACTGAACATCAAATATCATTCCTTAAAAATGCAAAAAAACGAGGTTACAAAACTTTGATTACTTGGAGTTTAGATGAATTTATTTACGAAATTGATAATTATTTATCCTAAAAACTTGCAAGGAAAAATAATAAAGTTATACCTTTGGCGAAAATTTTAACAAATAACAAAATGTATATCAATATCGATTGCGAAGAAGCCTTTATCGTTCCAAGTGGGCATCAAAAAATAACGGTTCAAATTTTGGATGCCGACCTAACTCAAATTTTAAAACAAATTGATTTAGAAAAAATATTAGAATTTGTAAAAACCTCAAACAAATAAAAAAATGGGAAAAGCAAAATTGCCAGTTGAACTTAAACCAGGTCTTAGAATTGGCGTTGGTGTAGGTCGTTTAATTCTTTCGCATTCAGCCAGAAAAGAAGATGGTCTGGAAATGTGGGCTGTAAATTATCAATTAAATGCTGATGGACCGATTAGAGAAACTTTCTATATGAGTTCTCAGATTGTTCGGGAATTGCTTAAAGTTGAAACATTGGAACGGGATTACAAATCTGCTTATGAACATGGCAGGCGATTGAAAATCCGGAAAGAAGAACTGGAAGCACAATTGGCAAAATCTGAGAACCTGCGAGATGTGGCTCAAAAGACCAATAAGCAACGGATTGATGAATTGGAAAGGGTTAATATTGAACTAAGTGGAAACTTGGAAGAAAACAGGCTTTACCATTTAGAAAAAATTGATCTTAAAAATAGAGAGGCAAATCAGCTTAATTCAATTATCCAATCTGAGCAAAAGCAAAACAAAATCGCTTTTAAAATTATTGACAAGCTTAAATTCTGGAATATGGTTTGTTCAATACTTGGTTTAATGTTTTTTGCCTTGTGGCTTTCTGCATTGTATTTTTAGTTATATTTGCATTGCCGAAAGGTAGCGGAGTCGCAGCCGTTAAAAAATCTTGGTTTTAAACCAAAAGCCTGAATGATAGAGACTGCGACCTCTGGATTTCGGGCTTTTTTATTTTAAAATTATGATAAGCATTGGATTAAGAATTGAATCGGAAAACAATTTGCAATGTATTAGAATGGCTTTTGGTTCTGACGATCAATTAATTGAATTTGACCTTGCAAGTAGGGATGATATAGATAAGGAATTTAGGATTAAGCATAAAGCAGAATTTAACGCTGAAACTATTGAGCAATTGCAGTTATTTATAGATGCAGTTAGACCATTAATTAAAATATAATTATGGCAAAAGACCCTGCATTTTTATTTTATCCGGCAGATGCTAGTCAAGATACTCAGTTTATGAATAGGCTTGAAAGAGGCGCGTATTTTGATCTTGTAAAAGGTCAAAGAATGTACGGTGGTTTTACCGTGGTACAACTAAGGAAAATACTTGGTAATGACTTTGAATCGGTTTGGCCTTCGCTTGAATTGGTTCTTGAATTTGATGGTGAAAGGTATTTTGTAGGTTGGTTACGCTTAAGTATTTCAAAAAGAGATTCTTATAGTGAAAAACAAAGCGAAAGAGTTAAAAAGAGATGGAATAACGATGGTAATACCGTGGTATTACCTAAAAAAGAAATTGAAATTGAAAATGAAAATGAAACTTTAATTGATATTGAAATTAAAGAAGAAAATCAAAAATTTCAAAGTTTAAAAAAATCAGAAAGCATAGAAGATCGAAAGCTGAAATTTGCGGAAACCTTAAAACCATTTATTGAAAAATATGGTCGGGAGTTTTTAATTGAATTTTACAATTACTGGACCGAACCAAATAAGTCTGGTAAAAAATTCAGGCAAGAGGATCAAAATTTTTGGGATTTATCAAAAAGACTTTCTACATGGGAGAAAAATAATAAAGGCAATTCATATACAAATGGATTTCAAAACCAACCAAAAACAATTCAGCAAGATTTCGCAAATTCAAAAATCGGAAAAGCTATGCAAGCAAGTCAAGAAGCGGATTTTATAATTGATGAAATGGTAAGACTTAAAAATGAAAAACAAAATGAATCAGCAAATTCAAATTAGTGCAAAAAGAGAAGGCGGCTATTTGCAGACCCATACGATGCAGGAAGGGCGTCTTAGAAAGCATTTAACCGATTCGGAGGCAGATACTATTAAAGCGGTCAAAAATGCGATTATAGAGGCTCATAGGGTAATGGGTCTAAATGTATCACAAGTTGGAGTTGCGGCCGCTGCAAGCGATGTTATCGAGTTTGTTTTGAAGGATTACAGGCTTGCCTACTTTGACGACCTGATAAAAGCAATACAATGGGGTTCTTTTGGCAAATTGTCATCAAACAATGAATTGACAATTGTTTCCGCAAGAAATGTTTTTCAATGGTATGAGAAACTAAGAAAAGACTTTCCGCATGAATTGAAAAAGCCAATGTTACCTGCTCCAAAAGTTGAATTGCCAGAACCAACCAAAGAAGAAAAAGTAAACCTGACCATCCAAGCGTTTGAAATTTTCCTAAATGGTAACAAGCAAGTCAAAAATGAAAGGGCTTTGTTTTACTACGATTCACTAATCGAAAAGGGTTTATTTTTGCTTCCAAGTTCTGAGGTTAAACTTGCTAAATATCGGGAAGTCGTTAATAAGATTTTAACGCAAAAGCCAACTGATTGGTTTTTAGAACCTAGAAAAAGGCAAGCCTGTAAAGATTATCAATTTCAGATTGACGAAAACCAGGGCAATGATTTAACCAAGTTTCCAAAAGACTGGAATAATCTTTTACACATTTTTGCGGTCAATCGGGCAAAGGAATTACTGATTTTAGACTTTATTGAAAAGTCGGATAAGGAAAAGTTATTAGCAGATTTTAAAGAGTATTTTAAGTAAATTTTATTAACAATATTTGCAACGATGAAAACAATAAATTTTAAAGGCATAGATTATCCACATTTTCAAGCTGAAGGGTTTGCGGCTCAATTTGCTTTTCCATTTGCTCAAAAGGTTTGTATTGGTAACGGTGTTGATGTTGGATGTATGAAAAAAGAATGGGCTTATCCTGGTTCAATTCCAGTTGATATATCATTTCCTGATGGATTACACGCTTTAAACCTGCCTGATAACCTTGACTACATTTTTTCAAGTCATTGCCTTGAGCATCTTGATAATTGGGTACAAGCGATTGAATACTGGCATTCCCGATTAAAAGTTGGTGGTCATTTGTTTCTTTATTTGCCAGATATGAATAGTCAAAAATATTGGCGGCCCTGGTCAAACAGAAAACACATACATTATTTATTTCCTGAATTGTTAATACTTTATGGCCAAGATTCAAATTTATGGGAAAACTCTTTTGTTTCAAATACCGACCTAAATTCATCTTTTTACGTTATACTTGAAAAATAATGAAAGTTAATTTAGGAGAATTTGAATTTGAAGTAAAAGGAGATAAGCAATTTTGGCCTAATATTCAAAACTGGGAACCCGAAACCTTTGAAATCGTAAAACAATATGCTGACCCAAAAAAGGCATTTATTGACATTGGGGCTTGGAATGGAGTTGTTTCGCTTTATGCCTCTGGTTTGTTTAAAGAGGTTATTGCAATTGAGCCTGATGTAATCGCTTTTGATAAACTGTTTAAAAATGTCAAGGCCAATAAGTTAAAAAATGTTTTTTGTAGAAATGTAGCAATTTCAAATACAAATGGCAGTTCAATTTTAAACCTTTCATTGGCGGGGGATTCAATGTCAAGTTTATTACCAAGAGATACGGAACAATTTCCAACGGTTGATTTTCAAGGCGTAGAAACAAAGACTTTTGAAACCTTGATTTCTACTTTTGATATTGAAATTGGATTGATAAAAATGGATATTGAGGGCGGGGAAGTTTTGGTTATTCCCAATATGATCAATTTTTTAAAACAGCATAAAACCCCGATTTACATTTCATTTCATCCTTTTTGGTTTGATCAGGAAATTAAAGGGCATTCAATTTTGTGGCTGGCATTGGCATTATTTGAAATTTACTCAGTGGTTCGTGATGCTCAATTAAACCAAGTCAATATGGATGAATTTATTGAAGGCATGAACGCAAATTCATTTTCCTACATATTTGATACAAAATGAAAACAGGGCTTTTAATAACGGCCTACAATCGGCCAGAATACTTAAAACAATGCCTTGAATCAGTTTCTAAGATTGGTTACTTTGGAGAGTTGGTAATACTGATTATTGACGATTGCAGCCAGTCAAAAGAAACCATTCAATTAATAAAAGCCTTTCAATTTTCAGATGCGGAGGTCAATAAAATGTATCTGACAAAAAACCAAGGAATTAAAAACGCTTTGCAAATTGGATTTAATTATCTATTTTCAAAAAATTGTGATTTGGTTTTTAACCTCGATGGCGATGCAATTGTAAAGCCTCAATTCTTAAAAGTTTTAACTGATTTAAAACAGGCTTACCCTTTTCACATTGTTTCTGGTTTTAATACACAAACGATTGATTTAAAAACCAAAAAATTAAGGCATAGAACTTTAAACGCATTTTCAGACCATTGCATAAAAGAATCAATCGGAGGTATTAATATGGTAATTAATAAAAATGACTATTTAAAAAAGGTTTTGCCATCATTAAAAAGACCAGGTCATTGGGATTGGAACGTTTGCGCCTTGGTCAAAGAATTTGTTGTTTCAACTCCTTCAGTAGTTCAACACATTGGAATTGAAAAAGGGACCAACTTAAATAATCCTGACATAGCTTTTGACTTTTAATATGGCAGTAATTGTTTTACAACCGCATGGTCTTGGAGATCACATTTTTTGCCAAAGCTTGGTTAATCAACTGGCAGATTTAGAATATATTGTTTGGCCTGTTTTGCCTCATTTTATTCAGGGCTTAAAAAATGCCTATCCAGAAATTAACTGGATTCCGGTTGGAAGCCTTTCACCACATATTGAAAACTGCAAAAGAGATTCAATAATACAGGGCAACAGGATTTTGCCAATTCGTTGGGCCGATTCAATTACAAGGGTTAAATATAAAGACTGCATGAAGTCCAAATATGAGATGTACGGCCTTGATTGGAATACATGGAAGGATTTTACATTTGAACGCAACACAGAAAGGGAAAACGACCTATTTTACAATGTTTTAGGGCTTGCCGATTATTCAGAACCTTACCGATTAATAAACAAGCGGTTTACAAGCAATGAAAGCAAATCTGTTAATATTACAGAAAGCAAAGAAATACGAAATGTAGAAATGAAATCAATAGATGGGTTTAGTCTTTTCGATTGGTCAAAGGTTATTGAAAGGGCAAGTGAAATTCATACAGTGGGAACCTCAATTAATTACATTATTGAACTTTTAGAACTAAAAGCCAAAGAGGTGAATCTTTACAAAAGATTGCCTGACGAAAATCATTATCAAAATTACGACTACATTTTAAAAAGACATAGCTACATTTACACTTAGAAAATTGGGTTTTCAATAAATAGAAAGGTTAATAAACGAAAGCCAGATTTATTTTAAGTCTGGTTTTTTTATTTCAGTTGTTCGGGATTCTCGAACAACTCAATATTATGGCCTTATCCCCCGATTTTGAACAACTGCCGCATCTGAATAATTAAATGCCAATCCTTCCCCTTGTAAGTTCAACTGGTTAGCCCAAATCTTAATAGCGGTCAAATACTTTTGCTCAAAAGTTGCCATGTTTGCATTGGTTGTTTCCAAGTTTGAGTTTGTAAAGTAATTAACCCGATTTGATGAAATCTTAAACCAAAGCGTATAATAACACAAAAAGCTAGTCCAGGCACTAAGTAATTTCTTTTTCTGAGCACTTACAAAAGCATCCAAAGAAACGACTAATTCAGCATCCCAATAAACACCTGATTGACTGGCATCATTACTCCAACCGTTTCCTTTGACGTAATCCAAAGGGGCCGTTAATGGAAATATTGAGTACCCTGCAAAAACCCAATTGGAAAATTGAGATGGGCAAGAATCCATTAAATCGCCCCATCCAAAAGTTCCGTAATCCATAAAGGTACCATTTAAGGTTGGCAGGTTGGTGCAATCAACCAAAAGGGCAATATTGATTTTGTCAAAATCGGAATAGAAAACTTCATTTACTGGAATCTTATTCATTCCAGGATCTAATGTTTCATTTAGTTGTTTTAAAATCCTGCCTGTTTGAGTTTCAACTAAACGAATATCAACATAGGGCACGTCTGTTTCACCTGAATTGTAAATCAGTATTTCTTTGACGTTTAAGCCTACATATCGGGAACCAGCAACTGAAGCAATACAACCTCTATAAATTTCTGCGGCAGGTTCACCTTCAATTTCTGACCATTGCTGAACAAATGGCTTTTGGGTTTGATACAAAACTTCATCAAATCTTGCAGAACCGGCAGTTACCAAAGCATCTTGAATTAAATTACTAAAATCTAAGTAAGCCGATGTTTGAATGTCATTCCAAACTTGCTTAAATGTAATTTGGTCCTGACTGGCTATTTTGTCCATCAACTCCGTACTCATGCCAGGGAACTGGTTTATAAATATTCCAGATTCAGGAGTTACACCACAGCTTCGAATTCCAACGTAATCTAAAAGAGGATTCATTTTAATATTTTTTGTAAAAGTACGATTTTAACAATCCAAACAATCAACCAATTCCACAATAGAAAAATCAATCGTAACGAAATACGTTTCAAAGTCGAATTGATCTATTCCAAAGTACGTTTGTGCTATTGATTTAGCATCATTGCTGGTATCCCCTAATTGGACCTCTTTGATGTTATTTAGGATAAAATTTAAGTTGTAATCATTTGAAGCTGTTTTGGAATTGGCTATCAATTTAAAATTAACAGTTCTGGAAAGCTTTTGTTTTAAGCCCCTTCCTTCGTCATCGTTAAGACTTGAATTCTCCCTGACAAAGAATATTACCAAATCGTAATTGTCATCCACTGAGCAAGGTCTTTCTGAATCAATTGATCTAAAATTAAAGCCTTGGTTTTCTGTTATAACCTCATGCGATTCTCCATAATTCAAAACTTTGATTTTCAAAAGTCTTTCGATTTCAGAACAAATCTTTTTTAGCGGTCCGTTTTTCATTTTAAAATATTTTACAAGGTATTTAATAACAGTTCAACCGGATTACCTAAAGCAGCAAGCAGTTCAGATAATGTTTCAAAACTAGCACCGTTTACAGTTGTTTCTTCAACAATCAAGCAAATAAACATTGAATTAATTTCATTTATAATCAATAAATGAATGCTATCAATGTCAATATTTTGATAACCAATAATGCTATAATTGGCATTTTGAAAAGTTAATATTTCAGAATTATAAATTAAATTCATTAACCTATTGGATAAATATGTGTGCAAAAATGTTTTGTAATCTGGCTCGAGGATCCGTTTTGAATTGCAATGATCAGATATTGATTTACAGTCCAATTAATATTGACATTTGATGAAGCCACAGAATCAACTTGAAAGTCATGTGTATAACCTCTGGCGGCTCCAAGCATAACGGTTTCGGTAGCAGCTTTTATAAAAACATTTTTCTTTGTTAGGGTAAAAAGCTGACCCGATGGCAAAGGTGCGGTTGCTATTAATGTTCCGCCCAATAAGGCAGCACTCGTATTAAGATAGTGCCTTATTGTAATAGTCGCATTTACCGCATTGGTAAGCTGAATTCTGGAAACAAAATCAAAAGACTGGCTAACAGAAAATGTATTTGCAGGAATCAGAATAGAAGCAACCATGGTATTATTAGTCGTACCAGTTACGTTTGCATCATTTACATTTTTCAGATACTGAGCTGCAAGA